TTTTACCGATTGCTCATCGTTTAATAGACATTTGATTGAACGATGGATTCTCACTTGTGAGTTTATTAAATGCTTGTGAACAATCTTGTCATCATTTTTTATCATGATGTATCCGTTTCCATCAGGTACTTTGCTTCCCTGATGTGTCGGAGACTACGCCTACCGGTAGCTATTTAGCAGTAGGTTTTGATAACGATTTCATAACAAAATCTGAAGCCGAATCCCACGCATCAATCAGGGTGTCGGTGTCTCGATAAAGGGGAATAAGGTCATTAACCATAAACCTTACCCTCAACTATAAAGCTGCCATCACGCTCAATCGGCACGAATACCGGGGTAACTTGGCCCTTGCGCTCATAAATCAAGCCAAAGCCCTGCTGCCAGTTCCCTGAGCCGCCCTTGAGATACTTGGCATCCTTAAAGTTCATCAGATTGCCAACCTCAAGCCCCCACAAAATACCCCCTAAAACGCCTCCAGAGGCCATTGTAAGGCCCGAAAGCCCTGCTCTATGGGTGTGACCACATACCACGCTCTTTCCATGCCTTATAGCCAATCCTAGGGCCGTTTGGCCACCCTTTTGGGATACCTGTCCTTCGTCTCCATGCAGGACAACCCAACCCTTAGCAACGGGGAATGGGTCGCGGTGGAACTTGATTCCTAAGTCTTTGAGGCCAAGCCAGTTCTCGAACTGCAGCTCGGGTAGGTCTGCTAGTGCTGGGAGTCTGGTTTTGATGGAGTTGTAGAGTCGGTCGGTGTGGTTGCTTCTGACCATGTCTGACACCTGCAAGTCAAATAGAACCTGCTGAGTGATGTTCCGATCTCTATCCAATGTGCCAGCGAACTCACCTGCAAGGCCGCGTTCCCACCGAGACAGTTGAGGCAGGTCGATTTCATCGCCGACTGTGACGACTCGATCTGGCTTCCATCGTTTGATAAAGGTTGCGACATTCTTAACAGCTTTCGGATCATGATAAGGCACTTGTAAGTCTGAGATGACTACAGTTCGCTTAATCTTCGTCCTCTTCCTCGTCATCAAATGGGTCGAAGATGTCGTCATTGACTGGCCAGCGAGGAACGATGGTTTCTTGTGCTACCCATCGAGCCTTGTCGGGATCGTAGCCATGACGAATCAACGCAGCCTCGAACTCTACGAAGGCTATTGCCCATTGATCTATTGGTGTTAATGGCTGACGCTTATCGCGCTTTGCGCTGCGTTCTTTTGCGCGGCGTAGTGCGGCCTTTTGTGCCTTGGTTGCCTTTGCCATGAACACCCCCTGAGATAATGGTGGCATAGATATCCGACTGCCTACTGGATAACACGCCGATTTCAACTTCTAGATGATCCATCCTTAGGGTCAGTTGATTGCCAATCTCTTGCACAAACTGACGAACCATCCATCGCAATGCTGCTAGGAATCCGGTCGCTATTGCAGTTAGGGCCGCAAGGATGCCAATCCACTCCTCGACAGTCATTTGACTGGCTTGGCATATCCAAACACCCCTGCGAGGACGGCGAATAGGACTGCACGATAGTCGAGTTCAAAGTTAGAGCCAGCCCATGCAGCGAGGAAACCGCCGAGAGCCATAAAGATTGGGTGCTTGAGATAGTTAGACAAGATCGCCTCCTAGTAATGGCACATTGAAGAATCTGCCATCGTTGTCGCCTTTTTTCGTGAAACTTATGTGCATGTGCTGACGATGAGGATTACTTCCACGATATTTCCTCCATCGCCAACCGAGTACTGGACTGCAGATTCGCCCATCAAATATGATGTAAGCAATCCGCTTGTCACCGCGCTTTCCATGGATTCGTAACTGATCTGCCAAGTCATGCATTTGAGCGTCCAGTCCCAACTTAGCTGAAACATCCAAGGCACGAACCCACCCTTGTGCGTCCGGGATGTGATCAGACTTAGGATTGTCGCGATAGTGTCTGGCGTCAGCTTGCCATCCATCTGGCCGCTTACGGTCAGAAAACGAGTCGTCAAGTTGCTCCCTTAACTGAATGCCAGCTCTAGATAAGCGTGGAGTTATGCTCATCGTTATCACATATCCATAGGCAAGTTGCTTCGTCTAAAGATGCTTCGACATGGCATTGTGGTGGGATAAAAGCGTCAAGTGATTCGCTGTAAGTGTAACCAATGCCAGCGTAATGCTTTCTAAAACTATTGTCCTTTGCTGTCTCAATCCAAGTGCCACCAAGGTTTTCCATAATCCAAGCCAACCCACCATCTTGATTTGGATCGTTATCGTCACCTTTAAGAACTCGAAGAACGAGATTATTTAAATCTAGTTCAGCCCAGTAGCTCATACGAGATACCTCACAATAACTACTCCGTCATACCCGTTGGTTCCAAGCAATAATGCGGTGCTGCCAAAGCCTCCACCGCCGCCGCCAGAGCCAAAAGAAGTTGGTGATGTAGAGTTCACAGACCCAACGCTAGTGCCACCATTTCCTGCACCTGTTCCACCAGTCCCTTTTGTAGTGCCAAGTGAACCACCGCCACCACCAGAGGCGATGACGGTCATCCCGGTCAAAGAAGTAAAGTTTGCCGCTGTTAAGTTTGCATCTATCGAAGTGAGTGTGTAACCAGCACCACCATTTCCTGCGTTTGTAGAAGTTCCTGCCGCGCCAGCGCCAGTTGCTCCACCACCGCCACCGGCAAAATAAATGCTTGAGTTGTCCCAGTTACCTTTGCCTCCGCCATTAGTATTCGAACCGTTTGCAGTTCCACCGAGGTTTCCACCAGCATCAATGTTGTCATACCCACCGCCACCGCCACCGGAGCCGCCATTCAATCCTCTTGCGTAAAGATTTCCACCAGCTCCACCGCCTAGTGAAGTATTGTAAGTAGTACCACCTAAAGCAAAAGTAGTGCTTGTGCCTGATGTTCCAGTGCCAAAATCATTGCCAGCCGCGCTCGCGGCACCACCACCGCCAACTGTGACTGTATATCCGCTAGCAGTTACAGAAACAGCAGTATTTATATCTAACTCACCACCACCGCCACCACCAGCAACTTTCCATCCACCGCCACCACCACCGCCAACTGTGGTTACCTCGATGTTAAAAGATTGATTTGGCGTAAAAGTTCCATTGGATGTAAAAATGTGGTAGCGATAGTTACCAATCTTATTAATCTCATTACCGCCAGTAGCGTTATTTTCAAGTTTTGGCGGGGCATGAACTGCCGATACGACATTGCCAATCATTAGGCAATACCACCCACAACTGTCCAAGCATTTGCAGCAGTCTTGATTGCTACTGCCGACTTGTATTGTGCGACTGTTGGTTGCGCGCTAGTTCCCCCAGCGCTGGTCACAGTCGTGGTTCCCGCCGTTACGGCCTTTACTGTGCAAGCTCCTGCGCCTGTATTCAAAACTGTGATGGCGGTTCCCGTTGGGAAGTTGTATGTGGCATCGGTTGGAATCAAAACATCTTTTGCAGCCGCGTTTGATGTGATAACTAAAACCTGATATTGATCAGTAGAGGCCAGCGTGTACGAAGTGCTGGATGTTGAGTTAAGAGTGAAAGTGACAAGGCCGTTAAACATCGAACTGGACAAAACGTCCCCCGTGCTCGCCGGAAATCCTGTTGCCATGTGTATCTCCTAGTAGGTCATTACTGACTGACCGATTATACCAAATCGAGCGTTGCCTATGATGAATCCATCGATAAGCGGCTCACCTGTGGTAAATGTGGTCTGCCATGTGTTGGGTGTGATTTGGTGGGTGACACCAAAGATCTGAAGGGTTTTGGTAAGGGTAGAGCCGCCGGGTTGCTCGTTGCTTATCTCAACAGGGTCAAAGAAATCAAGCCCTAGAGCTGCGGTGATTCCGGCTGTGTAGTTAGGGGTTGTCAGGTCTAAGGTCATGGCATCGATGCGAATGTCGGTGCTTTTGCGGCTGACCACATAGGCTTTGGCTGTGTCGAGGACTGCCGAATCGGTTTCGTGAAGCAGGTCCTCTTTTGTGATGGTGTGTGGGAAATAAGTGTCAATCGAGGTCTGGTCAAAATGGGTCTGCATTGTGCCACCCGTACGCTTGAAGTTAGCCACATTGAAAACAAGGCGATCATCAAAGGCAAACTTGAGATTGGCGTAGTTGATGCCTGTTGTTTGATTAAAGACTGTAGGAGTGCCGCCTATGGTCGTAATGGCATCATTACGCTCACGGAATACAATGTCGCCTGAATGACTCATATAAACCGCGCCGTATTCGGTGAACTCGACATCCTGCAAGGCTTGAAGGACTGATCGGACTGTTCCCGGGTCTGCCTGAACTGTGGTCTGGCCTGTGTCGAGGCTTCGTTGGCTGTTAGGGAACCCGATCGTGTTCAGGATGTCTGCGATTCGGTTGCCAGTCGTCTCGCCAGCCGTTGCGCCTGTGACTGTGGTCACACCGGACTTGTTGAATAAGGCGAAGGCATCGGCGCATGAGATAGTGATATAGCCAAGCTCTTCGCCCTTTGGGTAGGTGTAGTCATAGGAAAGCGTATAACCAGCATAAAGAGGATAAACAGTTCCGAGGTGGGTTGCAGTAATAACAACCTTCCTGAGGGGCTGTAGGAGGCCGTAATAGGGGCTTGTGACATTCTGTGGGTTCCAGTCGCCGTTGAGGTCAAGAACCCTGAGGCGAGCCGTTCCAGCCTGAAAGCGATCCTGTGTGAGGTCGCGACCGCGCCGAATCTCGATTGCCTGTGTCTGGCTAGACAAATCCACCACAGTCGAAACCGAGTCTGCGAGGACTGCATAACCTAGTTGGCTAATGCCAATCTGGAATGCTGCGCCGAAGCTCGGGCCGGATGAGAAGTCAAAGGAAACCTTGACTGTAATGGGATAGGTCATAGGGTTGCGCGGCCTGTAGTCCTATACCAGTTGGTAGCACCGCCACCGCTTGACGCGGCTACGACTGCATCGACAACTCTGCGCTCAAAGTCATCAACATAAACTGATCCTTCGACCTTAATATTGACTGCCATGCCTGTTGGATTCTGTGTGGCTAGTTCTGGCGTGATAAAGGCTGCTCCACCGAAAACCGATGTCTCTGGCATGTTAGGCATTACAGAAAGGCCTGAAAGGCCCCCAGAAGGCGTTGCTGCGCCCGGTATAGCTGCGACTGGTGCGCCAATGCTTGCTAGGCCCTTGCGCATGGCTTCTATGGCTTCTAACCATGCATCAAATGGGTTCGCTGGCTTAAAGTCGTACGAAGCGGCCTTGAGTGACGCTAGTTCGGTTTGTGACTTGGTTAACTTCTCAGCAAGGATAGTAGCGCGATCAGCATTCTCATTGACGATTGCCTTCATGAGCTGTAGGCGCAGTTTCTCGTTCTCCGTTAGGTCGCCCTGTAATGCCGCTTCAATCTGGATTTTCTCAAGGTCAAGAAGGCTCTTAGCCTTGTCTAGTTTGGAAGCCTCAGTCTTGGCTTTGTTTTGCGCCTTGAGTTCGTTGGTGATTTTCTTTTCTGCGGTGAGTTTCTTGGTCTGTTGCTTAACTGCAGTTGCGTCAGCCTTGTTGGCTTCTACTGCTCGTGCTTGCAATAAGTCAAGGGTTGCCTTTACGCCCGGAAATAAGGTTAAGGCTTTGCCAAGAAGATTGCTTGGCATGAGCGATTTGCCGGGTTTGACTGTGCCGCCTGTCAGCTTCTCAACATCTTTGCTGATCTGCGCAAAACCTACTGCGATGTCACCGACATAAGTGGCGAATCGTTCCATCTCATCAGCGAGAGCAGTAATACCGCCTCGGCCTTCGCCTAGCATTTCGATTGACTTGACTAACTTGCCGCCAAGGATTTCCTGCGCTTCATCTGCCGCTATGGCAAGTTTGTTCATCTTGCCTGTGTAAGTATCGGCTGCCGCCGCCGCTTGACCAGCGAATCGCTTGGATAGGTCGGCGAGAATGTCATCGAATG